TAGGAACGCAAGTTCCTAGCCTACCACACTATTAGGAGAAGAAATGGGAAAGGCTGATAAGTATAAGGGGACAGGAAATGTTGCTGAGGACGCCAAGCGAACTCAGGAACAGACCAAGAAGAATCTTGAGAGTAAGCCCGACAAGTCGCGCGTTCCCGTAACGGGTGTTACTGGCGACAAACTTGCCGATCCGAAGTATCAGCAAGAGCGTGCTCAACAGATGAATCGAGACACAGCACATCTTTCGTCTGAACAGAAGAAGGAGATGGGTCTGCCCGAGTCGAATGTTTATGATCCTGGCGACTCCGACGGCGACAACAAGGCGGTATCTCCGTCCGATCGAAATATGATGGGAGGTGATCCCAATCCTGAGAAAGACGAGGACCCCTTCAAGGATACAAAGGCGGCCTGGGACCACTTGGCGAGCGTTTTCGGGGACAAGATCACTGCACTTCAGGGCGAACTTGAAGGGCGCCTCTCGGGGATGCTGACTCCCACCGATCGCGAGTCAGGTAACCCGTTTGCGGGCGACGACGTTCCTGCTAGCAAGGAGATGACTGCGGATGACGTTAAGACTGCTGTGGCGTCGACGGCAGACGACGCCAAGGCTGTAGCCAAGGGAATTGGTGAGGTCGGAGGAGCGGCGGCTAATCTCGCGGGCACTGCCCTGAAGGATGCTGGTAGTGCTACAATTAAGGAAATGGGGATCGACACAGACGCTGTAAAGAGCACTGGGAAGACTCTTGCGGGTCTTTCGGGTCTTTTCTCATCCGGGGATAACCCCGACTCACCGGTTCCCGACGGAAACTGGAAGCCTAAGTCAATTTCAGATCTATTCACGAGGAAGTAGTTATGCCCCGCTTGCGAGACGACGTTTCAAACGTTGATATGCTTAACGCGATCCGCTCGGATGCGCGTAGGGACTACCAGGAGATGGTTCCCGAGGCCACTAAGGCCAACATACAGGAAACTATTCAGGGGATCATGTCTGATAATGTTTCTCGAAACGAGTTTATGTCAGCGCTTATTAACCGGATTGGGTCCACGGTCGTGCGCGACATTTCTTGGCGCAATCCTCTCGCCATCTTCAAGGACGGCATGATGAATTTCGGTGACACCATTGAAGAGGTGCACATGGACTTCATCAAGCCCACTATTTACGACGAGAACCGCGATTACCTGGAGAAGGACGTATTCGGTCAGGCACGCCCGCCAGCCTACAGCGCATTCCATACGATTAATCGCAAGGAAAAGTTCAAGGTCACCTTTAACCGGGACGTCCTCCGTCGTGCCTTCCTGAGTGACAACGGTCTGTCCGAGATGCTCTCTCAGACGATGGCTGTAGCCGCGTCCTCTGACGAGTGGTCTGAGTTCCTGACCATCTGCTCTCTCTTCAAGACTTACGACGAGAAGCACGGATTTCACAGGATCCAGATTCCCGACCTGAATGTTTTTGATGCAGACAAGACACACACGGACGCCGCCCTCAAGGCGCTTCGCGTGGCTGCAGACAAGATGCGCTACCCAACCCCTGCATACAATGCGGCGGCGGTTCACTCATTTGCTCGCCCCGAGAATCTTGTTCTTATTACGACGCCTGAGTTCAAGGCCAATGTCGACGTTACTTCACTGTCTGCTGCGTTTAACCGTCAGGACGCGGAGGCCCCGTCGCACATTATCACTGTCCCAAATGAGGCTCTTGGGCTCAAGGACGTTAGTGCGATCTTGACTACGCGAGAGTTCCTGTTGATCAAGGATGTTCTCCTGGAGAACCGTTCCATTCAGAACCCCGAGGGGCTTTATGACAACTACTGGCTGCACCACTGGTCACTGATTTCGGCCTCTCCTTTTACTCCCGCGATTGCGTTTGGGACGAAGGAGAGCACGAGGATCGTTGTTCCGGCTGATGAGACGAACGCTGAGATCGACACGATTCAGACGCTCAATCAGGACGGTACGAACAGTAGCGTGATGAAGCCGGGCGCCGTCCGACAGGCGAAGATCGTCTGGAAGACCCCGCCCGCTAACAAGGGATACGCCACCGATTGGTACATCAAGAACACGACCAGTAAGGCCACGAAGATCTCTAATGACGGTGTCCTGACCATCGGACCTGATGAGAAGAACGGGTACCCAACGCTCGGCGTCTCTGTTGATACGAAGTCCGCTCCTGGCGGCACTAAGCCTGTCAAGAAGGAGATTTCAATCCAGATTCAGGCGTGATATACTGAGTCAGTAACCGCCCCCACTATCCCCCGGGATGGTGGGGGCTTTACTGACAATGGAGGAGATATGACACAGATTTATGGTGACCCGCCAGAGACTACTGCGGGGCTGTCTTTTGATTACTCAGTGTGGTCAGCGGGATCTGTTATTACTATGTGCAATGTCCCTTTTGATAATACTTATCGCGACATTATTGACTGGGATGCCTACGGATGGACGCCATATCAATACGTCAAGTCATTCAACAATGTCAACAAGGTTGAGATAAGTCAGTTGACCTATCTTGCTCAGGGTAAACCGATTCGCATTCCCACACCTTTCACTAGGGCGAATCAGTACAACTATTTAATGGTTGAGAATCCTGGTCGCCCAATTGACTCGAAGAATTTTGAAGGCTACACACCTCACGCATTCTTCTACTTCATTACTAGTGTGGATTACGTGGCACCCAACACCACACAACTAACTCTCCAACTCGACGTCTGGTCGACATACTATCAGCGCGTCAAGTTTGGGCGCTGCTACCTTGAGCGGGGACACATGGGGATCGCCGCCATCGATAGTTTTAACGACAACGGTCGTGAATGGCTCGCCCAGCCCGAAGGCCTCGACGTCGGTGGCGAGCACCAGGTAATTCGCTCATACCGGCGCATGATTGCCGACGTCTTCAATGGCGACTATGACGTCGTCATAACCAGCACTATTGACCTTGCAGCAGAGTGGGGAAATCTTGCGAGCCCTCGGTTCAAAATGGCTAACGGGTCAAAGGCTGAAGGTCTCCCCAACTCGGCCAGCGTGTGGGTAACGTCGCGCAACGACTATCTCGAAGGGCTTTCAGCGCTCTCTGCGTACCCATGGGTCGCCCAGGGCATTGGCTCTGTGACTATCGTGCCAAAGGGCGTGGTTTCCAAGAATCCCGCAAACGCGACGCGAATCGGGAGTGTGAGTTGGTACAAGGTCGGCACTGGCGACGTCTATGTCAACCGCGCTTTTCCGTTGACTAATCATGACTTCCGAAAGGAGGTCATGAGCATGCTGCCGAAGGCGTATCAAGAACTTCGTAAGTTCATGACTGCACCCTACTGCATCCTTGAGCTCACAACCTACACGGGAAATCCTGTGGAACTTCGCCCGGAGTCGCTCATGACTACCGGTATCGGGCTCCTGCAGTACGGGCATGTCGTTCCACCCAACCCCCAATTAATGTTCACGGTCAAGGACTACAACAACAAATGGGCCTCCAAGCGCCTCGTCGGCCCTAGTACCCACGAGGAGGATGAGTACGGCGAGGAGTGGGATCTGGTTACCGGATACACCTCACTCCCCACATTCTCAGTGCTCAACAACTCGGGACTCAATAACCTGGCCTCGAATGCCCACACGATTGCTGCGCAGATCAATTCCGCCAAGTGGCAGCAGCGTCGCGCTCAGCGCAGTGCCGTGGCGTCTCGCGACATTGCTAACGCAGGGATTGCTGCAACCCAGGCTGGCGCTGAGAACACGATGTGGGGTAACTCTGCAATGGCCGACTCACAGTCCCGTTACAACAACATGCGGGCTACCGTCCAGGCGGTGCAGGGCGGAATGACGGCTCTTGGAGGCGCCATTGGACTTAATGGGCAGGCTGTGGGTGCGGGCATTGGCCAGGCGGCCACGGCGGGGATTAGCGCGATGATCCAGAACTCACAGGCGCAGTCGACGGCGAACATTCAGAATCAGTTGGCCAGTGGTGCTTCACAGATCTCTCAGACGCAGCAGCGCGCGGTTCGGGATACGAACTATGACCTTGCACAGTTCGCCGCTAACGGCGACTATGAGGCGGCGATCGCCAGTATCAATGGGCAGCAGCAGGACATGCAGGTCATTCCACCCGCCGTTATCGGACAGACGGCAGGCACGGTGGCTGCGATGGTGTCCAACGGGCTGGTGATCGACTGTCGCGTGCGCCTGCTCTCCGACGCGGCCATTCGTCGCGTTGGCGACTACTGGTTGCGTTACGGATACGCGATGAACACGTGGATCAAGATGCCAAGCCGTCTTTCTTTAATGAGTGAATTCACGTACTGGAAACTGGCCGAGTGCTACTTGGAGCGGGCGGATATCCCTGAGACCTTCAAGGGGACCGTGCGGGGCATTTTTGAAAAGGGTGTGACCCTGTGGCGCTCTCCCCAGCGGATTGGTACAATCAATATCAGGAACAATCGGATCGACAAGACGAATCAGGTGAGTTTGATTGCCTAAAAAGGATTATGTTAAGAACACTATTTATCGTGAAGTGATGGCTGCGAAGCCGTCAACTTCAGAGAATCGACAGGCGGCCCTGGAATTTATGTACAGGCGCCAGTTAATGGGTAAGTGTATTTCTAGATTCACCTGGGAGGGACTGCCTAACGGAATTGACCCTCGCTTTATCGAGACCACCATCTTCAATAATGGATACAGCGTGTTCTACTACGACTCGTTCTTTGAGATGTTTATGGCGATGCCCGCAACCATCTCAGGTCCTCTGGATATTCAAGACAACCCCACGGGGTATAGGGTGACACGAAACGGTGTCTATTCCCGCGACGTCCCCGCCAACGAGTCCGTTTGCATTTGGGGTAATCAGGTTAGGATTCCTGAAATCGACGTTGTGCTTTCTTACGCGGCGCGCCTCGCCCAGATTGACCGCACGATCGAGATTGATCTATTAAATGAACGCAACCCCATGATCGTTGCTTGTTCTCAAGATCAACGGCTCACGGTTCAGAATTTAATATCCAAGATTTACGATGGCGAACCTGTGGTTTGGGGGACCGAAAATTTGGCTGTTGACAACCTGGCCAGCATGATCGGTGTCTTCCCGTTGAACCAGAATGCTGGCGCGGGTGCTGTCTCCAGCATTAAGCACATGGAGTCCAAGGCTAAGATCTGGGGCGAGGCCCTGACAATGCTCGGGATCATGAATGTGAACAGTGAGAAACGCGAGCGCATGGTTGTTGAGGAGGCCGCAGGAAACTCCGGCCAGGTCCTGGCGTCGCGCGAGTCGTTCATGAAGCCTCGACAATTGGCGTGTGAGCAGATCAACGAGAAATTCGGACTACAGGTCTCCTGCGAGTGGGCGGTCGACGACAATGCCGCTCCGAACATGGAGGACTACCTGGCCGTACAGAACCTGACCACCTATGACATGGAAGGAGAGGAGTAGTGCCTGCACAATTCACGATGCGGCTCAAAGATGTTGTCAGGGTAACTGGAGACCACATTGGCCTCGACGACTACCCCATTTTTAATGAGGACTACCGCAAGATCTTGAACGATCGCATTAAGCGTGAGTACTGGCTCCAGGAAATTGCGCACGAGACACCAGACATATTCATCTGGCGACTCAAGTTGAAGATGGAGCGCATCATGCCTCGGTATAATCGAATGTATGAGGCAGAGCTGCTCAATAACGATCCGCTTGACGGCGGGCGCCGCGTCAACGAGACATCCCAGGATGGTCGGTCGCAGAACAGTGGGACGAACCGACAGGACAGCAACGGATCCGGCACTACCAACTCTACAGGACGCACAGTGGGGTCCGACACCCCTCAGAGCCGGCTAGCAGGAGACGGGGACTACGCCACGTCCATCAGTGATGCATCCACCAAGGGCAAGAGCACAAACACCACGGCTTCGACGTCGAGCAGCACCGGAACCAGCGACTACCGGAACAACCAGCACTCCCTTTCCACAGGATATAATATGGGTAAGGGAGAGCAGATTGCTCGATATCGGAACACTCTCGTTAATGTGGATGACTTTGTTATCGCAGAACTGTCCGATCTGTTTATGGGGATTTGGGACAACGCCCAGCCTCGCACTCGCCACTACCTCAACTATGGAATGTACTAGGAGTAAAAATGCCTATTGCTGACAAGTCTCGCCGCTGGCTACAGATCTATAAGAGAATGGATGAGGCCAACTACCTCATTAACACCGTCAACATTAATAATGTAACGCCGTTCACTTATGGAGACGGGCTCACGTACTATGAAGTTCTCTCCAAATTGCGTGAAGTTATCTCCGACATTGTTGAGTACGTCAACGAGTTCGGCGAGGAAGAGAGGCGTCTAGTCGCTGAGTTCAATGAAAAGGTGAAGGAGTTCGTGGCGTCTAATCGAGATGTATTCGAAACACAGCAGACTTCGTTCAAGAATGCCCTGAAAGAACTCGACAAGCAGACCGACGTGTTCCTGAAGACCCTCCTGGCCGAGAAATTCGAGAAGCATCCTTCAGGCAAATTCTTCACCACGACCGCCAAGGACGGGTCGCAGATCGCCGTCGCCAGCAGTCAGGGAATGCAGGATGTGTTGGATGAATTGGCGACAGTCCGTTCGTCGGTTAACAGCAACAAGGCGAACGCTGACCGCCGACTGAACGACCTTGAGTCCAACAGCATTGTAAACAGGGTGAGCAAATACCCCCACACACTTATCCTTGGCTCGTCTAACGCGATCCTTACTGGATATGCCAACGGGACGTGGGATGAATGGTGTAGGAGCAAGGGAGAGATCCCCCACAACTATGCATCAAACGGCGGAGGATTCACCTCAAACGATGACAACAACTTTATTACCATGCTCAATAACGCTGCGACTCAGATTAGCGAGTTTCAGCGAAAACTGACGGGACGCTGCTACATCATCGACCTCATCTACGATATCCGAACCGGCCGTGATATCAGCCAGCCATTTGAGCGCTTCATGCAAAAACTAAAGGAGGCGTTCCCGAATTGCGGTGATATTATTGTCCTGCCTGCACTCTATAACGAGTGTGACGCAAACAATGACTTCAACATCGCCCGCCGTTGCGCCTCAACAACGAATGCGATCAAACGACTTGCCACCCCACATGGAGCGGTCGTCTGCGAAGGATCTCGCTCGTGGTTCCACAACGGACAGGAAGCCAAGTTCTTCACGCCCGACATGAACGTCCACTTCACGCCCGCGGGCTACAAGTACGCCCAACAGCAATTTGATGCATGGCTTCGCGGCGGTTCCGGTTGGGTCAATTATGGTTGGGAGGACATTACAGGGCTCGCAAATCTCAACAATGTGCGACAGAACAATTTCCTCTACGCCGTCTGCCGACGAGAGCGCGACGATGTCACCATCCACGCAACATTCGAGGTCGGTAGCGTCTCGAACGGTGAGGTTCTGTTCAGACTTCCCGCCTGGGCTCGCCCATACACGAACTTTTACGTGACAATGTGGCAGGACTCCACTGCATTCCGGGGAAACGTCAACCACAACGGCAACGTCATTGCCCTGAAGGACATCCCTGCAGGAACCCGGCTAGCAATTGACGCATCATATTCCATCTTCTAACGAGCACGTCTGCCCCCATGGTAAAATGG